ACCGGTGGAGGCGGAACACCAGCTGGTTCTAATACTCAGATTCAGTTTAATAATTCAGGAGCGTTCGGAGCTTCAGCCGATCTTACTTGGGGCGGATCCACATCTGGCCTTACCGTTTCTGGGAATCCCCTTGCTGGGACTAATCCAACTTTCAAGATAACTGATTCTAACGCAAATGAACCAGTTTGGATGAGGGTTGAGCAGAGCAACATTTCGGCTGCTTTTGAACTTGGGGTTGCGGGCGCCGCTGGTCAATTTTTAACCGATGCTCACGCTGGAGACGGAATATTTAAAGGATTTGGTGTCGGCGGCCCAGGCATGGCAATTGGAGGCGGACCAATATCCCCAGCCACGAGCTTATATATAAAATACGTGTCTGGCGCTAAGGGTCGCGTAATTGTAGGAGGAGTTACAGACGACGGAACTAACGATCTCCAGGTTTTAGATAATGCATTTATCAAGAACTCACTGACTATAGGTAACGGATCTGGAGCAGGGCCATTTCTAAAGATTAATAGCAGCACATACACACTACTACAGTATGCTAGGGCTGGGTCATCTAAGTTTTCTACTGGCACTGCCAACGCCACCAATGATTTTATAACAGGAACAGTACAAGACGATATTGCGTTCAAGTCCGATGCTTCGAAATCAATTCTTTTTTCTACCGACAATGGATCTGGTTTCGCTATGAGGTTGGGTGCAGGAACCGGAGGCGCAATAGAATTTGGACAGCTAACACTTACGACAGGTCTTTCTATTACGACAGCGACGAAAACTTTCCCGCTTACGATCAACGGAACGGTTGTTAACGTGCTTTGCCAATAAAATTAGACGTTGCCATTTTTTGGATAAGGCGTTCTAATCTTTTCGTAAAATTGGTAACAAACCTAAAAAATTTCACATGAAGCGTTTTTCACTTATTGTGGCCGTTTCGGCTATTTTGTTCGGGTTATCGGGTTGCGTCAGTGGGAATTGGCAGGGACTAGTTCCCGGAAAGGACGTTCACCTAAAGAACTTCAAACAAGAGATCACAACGCCCTGGGGTCATACGTTGATCACAGCAGACTCATTGGATACTTCGGTTGCTTCGAATGGCACCGTTCCGCCGATTTCAAAATAAAAAACACTGGGAGGATGTTTCGTTATGGCTGAAGATCATGAAAGGCTTTCGACGCATGCATTGAATGTGAAACTTGATGAGTTGGAGAAGCGCCGACAAAAAGAGCGGCACGAAGCGAACAGCAGGATAATGGGAGCAATCCTTAAGCAGGGAGAGGAAAGCATCAAAGCAGCAGACCGCATCGATAAGATGGAGCTTACTATGGGCAACGTGGCAATGGAGGTGAAAGAATTGCGCGAGTCCATGTCGCCCTTCGTTGAGTTAGCGCGGGACCTCAAGTTTCGCCTTCTTGGAGATCCATCCATGCAGACCACGGGCCTGGTCAAGGATCACGAGCAGCTAAAACTGGACATTCAAGCCGAGCTCTCAGAGATCAAGAAAAAGGGGGATCAAACGTTTAAGGAGCAGCGCGCAGCTATTTGGGGCGCGGCTACCACGTTCATCACGACAATAGGGCTAATCATTGTAGCATGGATTCAGCTTAAGAAATGAGATCTGGGTTGACGGCCAAGCGCAATCTGTTCGTATCTCGTTAAGATCGGGCTGTACTCTGGAAATCGCCAACCAGGTTTAAGACATGAGTTTTCCGATTCCAACTAACCAAAGTACGTCCGCCATTTGCGGCCAGTTCGCGGACCCAACAAATCCCGATCAAGGCCAGACGTTTCCTTTGCCGGTTAAACTTACCTGCGAACGACCAGATGCACCAATAATCGAGTGCTCAGACGATCAGTACGTGACGGAGTACAACCCGAGCACAGGCGGATTCACCGTAAGTTCTAGGCTTTTTGATGAAGACTGCGGAGTGATTACCGATCAAAGCGGCCAACCTATCACAACTATCATTACCTAACGTGCCGCAATTCGCCTCATACCCCCAGGTAACGATTATCGCGCCGACCGATACGTTTCTCATCAGCCAGCCAGTTGGTGGCGTAAAGCAGATTGAATTTCAAGATGTCGAGGCAAGCCTTTCGCTTACAGTTATTCCCGGCGTTGTTCCAATTGCTAAGGGTGGAACAGGATCAAGCCTGACTAGTCCGGGCCAAGACTCGATTGTTTTTTGGGACAATAGCGCGGCAGCAGTTAAGTTTCTTTCGGTTGGCGATGGGCTTCAAATCGTAGGCACAACGCTATCGGCCACGAGTTCGGGGGGGGGAGGCGGCGGGGGTGCCCCAGTTGGGGCAACGTACATCACTCAGCTTCCCAATGCTGAACTTACAAATGAATTTGCACTTTCAGCTTTGGCTACTGGATTGCTTAAGAACACAACCGCTACTGGAGTTTTGTCGATTGCTACTGCAGGAAGCGATTATGCGATAGGATCAGGATCGGGAACGGATAACGCTATCGTTAGGCTAAATGGGACATCTGGAGGAGTTTTCCAAGACAGCAATGTTACGCTTGCGGATAATGGAACTTCGTTCGTGTTCTCTGGAGCAAGCGGACTCACAAGCAGTGGTTCCAACCAAAACGTGACACTAACGCCTTCTGGAACTGGCTTTGTTTCGGTAACTACTGGAGTAAAAACTGGAGCTCCTTCTGGTGCTGCTGGCCTTTGGCGTATGGGTAAAGTAACTGCAGGTGCAGTGACGCTAGATACCACGTCATATGTGGAAATCCTTGTAGACGGAGCTGTTATTAAGTTGCTGAAAGCTAGCTAATTATTATGCCACAATTTGGATCATATCCCATTAGGACATCAATCGATCCAGCCGACACAATCCTGTTTTGGCGAGATGCTGATGGCACCGTAAACCAGATCGCCCTTTCCGACCTAATCACGTCGATTCAAAGCAACACAGACGGAGCACAAACGATAACCTATGTAAATGCTGACACTACGCTTACCCCTGCACTGGGCTATGTCGTGGCAAACACGGGAGCAAATATCACGCTTACTCTTCCTTTAGCTGCCGCGAGTTCTGGCATAACGTTCGGAGTCCTGAATAAAGGCGTTGGTCACGTAACGGTAGAGCCATCTGGATCAGACACAATCGCTGGCCAATCAAGTATCACTCTAGGGCAATACGAAAGTGCCCGCATGACCAGTGATGGCAGCTCACTTTTCTCACAATAATTTTATGGCCAAGAAAGAATCTCCAATGACTTCGCTAGAGATGCCGGGGTTCGGTGTCGCTATTATGGGTAAAGAGCGCGGCCCAGAATATCCGTGCCTACGCATTCGTTCCAAAGAAGAGATTGAGTTGCCCGAGGGAGACTTCTTCTTTCTGGCGATTGGCCACGTTAAGCGCAAAGAAGAGATAGAAGAGGATGACGGCTCCATGTGCTATTGCTACGAAGTGGACGTTCACGCTATTCAGCCCATTGAAGAAATAGCTGACGAGAAGGTAATCGAGAAGCCGGGCGGTAAACTTGAGGACGATTTTGACGCCGCCGCAGACAAAATGATCAATCTTAAGGAAGAGGACAAAGAAGAACTGGATTATGACGAGGACGACGAGGATTACTGAACACCATGTTTGTAGACGAAATCTATTCTTCGGCTCAAGACACACTTGGTAAATGCGACCAGACTGCTGTGTTCAGCGCGCTTACCTATGCGGTTAAGGTTATCGCCGACCAGAGCCTACTTGACCCCAGTTTAGGAACGCTCGATTTATGCGTATGCGAAGGTACTGTCACGCTTCCTGAAGATGTTGGGACGGTGCTAGAGGTTAACTCCTCGGGCCAACCAACTCTTATCCGCAACCAGTTTTTCCAGTACCATCCAGACGGATCTGGATCTCAAGCGTGTACACCTTGCCAGTACGCTGATGAGCTGGGTTCGGTTGTAACCTATCGAGATCCATCTGGACCCGTTAAGCTAATCGCTGAGGTGGAAAGCGCGGCAGACAACGGGAAGATGTTGCGTGTCTATGCCACGTCTAACGGCAAGCCGATCTACACGGCTGGTAAAACCGGCGCACTAGAGGAAGGCTTTCTTGTTCCTACGATCTTCGGCTATTCGCAGCCAAATCCTCTGGTTGGAACCATCGACAAAATTTACCGAGTAAGAAAAGATCTTACCAATGGCTTTGTTAAGCTCATAGCAATCAACTCAGACGGTACGCCCCATACCTCGATTGGTTACTATGGGCCTAACGAGACAACTCCTAACTACCGCAGGCTTCGTGTCGCGGCCCAAAACTGGGTAAGGATCAAGTACAAGAAGAAAGATTTGAAAATCCGCTCATTGAGCGATTTCATAAACATCGACAACGAAGAGGCTCTATTACTTGCTGTGAAAGCAGTTAAGTTCAGAAAAGACAATCAGTTCGAACAAGGCCGAGTTGCAGAAGGAGAAGCGATCCGTTTGATCAATAACCAAGCTCAGTCAGAGACTCCAGGCGGCATAAAGCCTCCTCAGATTTTGTACAATGATTGGCCCGTGGAGTGTGGAAACGACAGGCTCATATATTGAGTAAATGCCCGACCAACAATTACTTGTTGATGGATCTGACTATTTTGCTTTAGGCGCTAATTCATACGTATCGCCTACCAAGATATCGGATAACTGTTTCGTTAGTTCGATGAATACGACTTGTCGCGGTGGAATCGTCCAAACGCGGCCAGGTACCAAAACGCTGTTCACTTTGCCTCGTGGTAACTTTCAGGGCTTAACTTTCTACAAACCCGCATCAGGCGTAGGCCATCTAGTTTTTGTGGTTTCTGGGGATGTCTACACCTCGGCTTATCCATTCGAAACATATTCGCTGCTCAAGGGCGTAAAGTTCAGCCTAACGGCAAGGTTCATTGCGTGGGAGACCTGTCTTAAAACGACTAGTTACGATGCGGCTGGTGTCCTCATTTTTGAGGACAATCCATACTCTGTCCTGCTAATGCAGGATGGGCTTACCCGAGCCGCCTATTGGGACGGTACGGTAGCGCGGCATCTTAATCCAACCAAGAGTACGCTGCTAGACTCAGATGGAAACGTAGTAACCCAGATCGGCCTAGACGAAACACCTATGGGCCTTTGGATGAAGTGGAGCAATAACCGGCTTTGGGTAAGTCGCGGCAACCAGATTTTTGCTTCGGACATAGGAAACCCACTCAAGTTTACAGAGACCCAGTACCTTAATGAAGGCCGCGCCTTCTATCTGCCAGATGAATGCACAGGCATCGTGGAGATTGAGGACAGTAACGGCATACCTCAGGGAATCGTTTGCTTCACAGAACGGACGGGTACACTGCTTCTTTCGTCAATCCAGGACAGAACGCAGTGGCTCGCTACGCAGCACTTTCAGGTTACGATCTTGCCCGAGGTCGGATGCGTGTCAGCGCGGTCTATCGTTAAACAATATGGGCTAGTCTGGTGGATGAGCGCCAAGGGCATGATAAGCATGAACAGCGCCACGCAGAGTAACGTGAGCTCTCGAATCGATATCCAGGATAACCAGATGTTTGATTCAAAGTATAACCTTTCCTATGATCTAAGCGGGGTCTGTGGATGCTTCATCGAAAACTACTTGGTGGAATCCGTACCGAACGGAGACAAATACAATAGGCACACATGGGTTTTAGATCAGGCTCCGTTTGAAGGAAACCAGAATGCCTGGTGTGGATACTGGGCTGGCTGGAGGCCGATTGAGTGGGCGCGTGGCATCATCGGATCAGAAGAGCGTGTTTTCTTTGGATCAGTTGACTATGATAACAATCTCAGGGTTTGGGAGGCGTTCCTATCGGATAAGACCGACAATGGCGTGGCAATCACGTCCTTTGTTCAGACTAAGCAACACCTATTTCAGAATCGGGACTACAAGACTTTCAACTATGCCGAGATCGAAGCTAAAGAGATTGTAGGCGAAACATCGTTCATGGTTGCTGTGGGCGGAAGTAAGGGCGCGTTTCAGCCGGTCATGACTAAGGAAGTCGTTGCGACGAAGGGCCAGGTTTACTCTGGAGTAAAATACGGTACGTCTGGCAATAAGTTCGCGAGCAGCAGAAGCCAGATAAGGATCATGAAAACCCAGACGCCAGAGCAGCCTTCGCTCTGCAACGAGGACTGCATTGAGTCCGAGTTCAAAGGAATGGTCGATAAGTCGTTTGGACTACTTATCGTTTGGTCTGG